GCGATCATGGCGAAGTCTTGATAATCAAGTTCCGCCTGTTTGACGAACGCCTTACGCTCAAGACCCGCAATCGGAGGCATGTTGCGCGTTCTCACTGCTTTAGCCCGCTCCTGAAACCGCTGGAGCATTGCTGCTGTGTCTAGGTTGTCCATTACGCTGGCCTTTCACTTGCGGGCATAGCACAATGCGGGCAGGTCCAACGACCCTCTTTGAGGTAGTACGGCAGGTCGTCGTGCATCGTCGGGTAGGTCCACCAGTTCTTACAGTGCGGACAGGTAAACGTGTGGATGTGCTCAATAGTGTATAGGTCGGTCATGGGCCTGTCCACTGTAGTTTGCGCTCGTTGGGGGTGAGACTGATACGACGGCTCAGTTCACGAGACAGCACTGTGGCGTTACGCTCCCCACGGTCGAACACCGTATCCACCAACTTACGGTAGGCCCGTGACTCGTGGTGACGTTGGTGGTACTCCCTCACCGTTGGGTCGACATCCCGTCGGGCCTTAGCCATCGTCACGGTGTCCCCCTTGCTGTCTGCCTCCCACTGCTCCAGCAGTGCCAGCGCCTCGGCCTGCCTTAAAGCGCTCAAGGCGTTCTCTTCGATGATCTCTGCGTGAACCAACTCGGACTTGGCGTAGTTGACCCACGACACCATCTCGGCGTACTGGCTCATCAACTCACCGTCGGACAACACGTCCAGTTCCTCCGGCAGGGTCGGCATAGCGTCCCCCGGCTTCTTCGGACTGTCGAACTTCAGGTTGAACTTCGCTTGTGCCTTTGACATCATCGCTGCTCCAACATACCTTCTTGTACGTGCAGTACTTACACGCTTGGTGGTCCTTCGTCTCTATCCATTCAGGGCGTGGGGGGACTCTACCCTCACCTATGGACTTAAGTCCAAACTTGCAGGTGGCGAGTATGTCGCTGACGACCTCGGGCTGGTAGGACACCATAAACTCCTTGATGTCCTGAGAGGCTTTCCACTCGTAAAGGTAGATCATCTTATGAATGCCAGTGCAGTGCATGTAGAAGTTGCCCTGCTTCAGATGTGACAGGAACGGGCGGGTCACCTCATTCCACATCTGGTCAGCAGTGATGTCCTTGGTGGCGTAGCGGTTGAACAAGGGGAAGTTCTCGTACCGGAAAGTACCAATACCCACACTCTTGATCTCAATCAGGTAGTCCTCTCCGTTCAGTTCCACATGGCCGTCAGCGTGCCCGATGATGTGGTGGTCTTCATCGTAGAGTGGAACCTCTTGGTAGTCCACCTGCTTGGAGTTGCACTCCGGGCAACTGGGCTTGCCGTACCAGACATTCTCACACTCTGTGCAGTACCACTGTCCTTGAAGCAGTCCGATGTCTTTAAGCCACCCCTGCCACTTACGGTGGATTCGGTTACCCTCCTCAAAGATGTTGAGTGTCTTAAACGGCTTGGGCTTCTCCGGGTTGGTCTGCTCGTAGCCCATCATCCGGTAACCGGACTGCCGCACACACCAGTCCCGCTTGCATATTTCGCTGGGGTGGAAGTGCTCGGTGTCCCGAAGTAGGTTCTTAGCGAGGTAATCATCCAGCAAATGAGGGTGCAGGAGAGACACCAACTTAGCCTTATTCTTCATTGACGCCTTCATGGCCTCAATCTTCCAAGCATCATCAGTCATCGTGTATCATCTCCAAGAAGTCGTTTTCCAGTAGGACAACATAGGACCGCCCGCCGAGGTCAACCTGTAACACAGGAATACGATCCTCCAAAATGGCCGTCCTTGCCAGTTTAACCATCTCCTGTGACACTATGGAATACGACTTCTTATCCGTAAACTTGTTCTCTACGAGAAGATCAATAGTACGAACATCGTTCTTGCGAACCCAACCAGCGCCAGACATGACGTTTCTACTGCCTTTGTACTTCTCCGCAGTACGCTCCTCCTGCTTCTTAGAGCGCCTGTTGATGTCATTCACCGAGGGTACCCATTAGTTCTACTCGGAGGGCCTCCTGAGCCCCCAGATCGGCTCTGAGAGCCTCTAGGACTCTCTCCTTGCCCTGCCACTTCTCGTCCTTGTATGAGTAGAACGCTCCGGCTCTGGTAATCACCTCGTAGGCAATGGCAATGTTGACCATGTCCTTGACTGTGTCGAAGTCCCCCATGTGGAATCCCCCAGAGTCAGCGAAGTAGAAGTCCACCACGGCTTGCTGCTGCGGTCGATACGTCTTGTTCTTAATAGTACGTCCCTTGATGGTCTGACCTACGGCGACCTTCCCGTCCTTGAGCCACTCGTCCTTCTTCACTTCTACTCGGGTGAAGTAGTGGAAGTTCTTGGCCTTGCCACCGGGAGTGGTTCGGGGGTCCCCCCACAGCACCCCAATCTTGTCCCTCCACTGGTTGACAATCAACCCTGTGCATCCACGGTCTTCCCCTAGGAGGGAGCGCCGCTGGGCTTTGGAAGACTTACGGAAGAACTTGCCGGTGAGGCGAGCGCCCAGTCCGACAGTCCACTCATCCATCTGCCGCTCGTACTCGTCACCGGGGACCAGAGCGGGCAGGGAGTCCAACACCACACAGTCCACCGCTCGGTTCTCCTGAGCCCTGATCACAAGGTCGTATGCGTGCTCCATGATGTTGGTCTCAACCACCCACATGCGATCTAAGTCCACACCGATTGCTTCGGCGTACTCTGGCACGTACTCCTCTGCTGCCACCCACAGGACAGTCCAGTCGGGGTCCAGCGCTTGGTTTGCAGCGATGGTCTTGTAGGCAATAGCCGTCTTACCGGACGACTCATCCCCTACGATCTCTGACCACTGGTTGACGGGCCAGCCGCCACCCAACATCAGATCAAAGGCCAGCACACCAGTCGTGATGCGGGGGAGAGCCTCCTGTATCCGGCTCCCCAGTACAACTACTTCGTCACCGAACTTCTTGTTAACCGCTCGTGCAATCTCTTCTACTGTCTCGTACTTCGTAGTACCCGTCACTTCGTGCCCTTCTTGTGGCTACATTATCCAGTTTGCTTCCAACCCCTGATCATAGATCCCGTTCCATCCGCACTCATAGCAGCGCGGGGCGGGGGCATTACCGTTAATACCAGCACCTGCCCCCTTAGCCATCCGAGAGAACACGTTACCACTCCCACACTCCGGGCAGGTGTTCTTCCCTTCCTTGCGAGCCGCTTCCCCACCCTGCCAGTTGCGTATTGCTTCACCAATGGTCGTCTGGCCGGTGGGATCTGATCTCTGTTCAGTGTTGACCGCCGCCGCCTGAGCCATGTACTGAGCCTGCGGGGTGGGTTGGGTCGTCAGAGGAACGCCCTGAGGTGTGGGAGGCGTAAAGCGCAAAGTAGGGGTGCTGCCCTCACGAGGAGGGGGTGTAGGTGCTACTGGCCTACCGGCTAAACGATCTGACCACCAGTCGCTCATGTGCTACTCCTCATTCAACTGACAGGTTGGACAACGTGATTAGGTCTTCATCCAACAACTTGGAAATGGAGGCTACCAGACAGCCCAGTACGGTGTTGTAGGTTGAGTCCTTGATATGGCGGTGCATCTTGCGGAGTTCCCCTAGTGGTATGTGGTTCAAAGTCATAAAGTCGTCACTCTCGGGATTATCCATGTCGAACCCAACACCAATCATCTCGTCGTCGTCCACCCCCTCGGGGAGCATGTCATCAGCCACCATAATGTCTGACATCCAATCAGCAGCATCTGACAAAGATTCAACGATTCCCGACGTGGTCAAGTACGCCCAACTGCGGAGGATGTCTCTCTCCTCCTCCTCAAATACGTCTTCAGACGAAGGAAGAATACCAGCGTTAGACGCTATGGACTGACCGTCGGGGGGCGACAGCATGTTGTAGAAGTTACGTTTCGCTGGAGTCGTTACTTGGTCGCTCACTAGCCCTTAGCCTCATACCAAGTCGTACCAGAATGGGAGGAAACGATCAACGGAACGTCCTTTATGACCTTGAGATGGCCCATCGCTTCTCTTAGAGCCTCTGCCTTCAAGTCTACATCACCAGTATCGGGTACGTTGACAACTAACTCATCGTGTACCTGAACAAGCAACTTACCCCCGAAAGCCATCACCACTGGGAACGCCTTGATCATGGCCTTCTTGCAGATATCGGAGGCACTTCCCTGTACCACAGCGTTGACTGCCTGCCTTTCCGCCCTAGAACGTAACTCCTCCTTTGGAGAGTTTATGTCAGGCAATCGACGGCGTCGCCCGGAGATGGTGGTCACAAACCCATCTCGCTGGGCTTGGGCAACAATCTTACGCTTCCACTTGGTCAATCCAGAGAACTGTTCGTAGTACTGGTTGATAACGAACTTGGCCCGTGTCTGGGTAATGCCTGCCGTAGCCGCTAGTTTTGCAGAACCACCACCGTATGCGGTGAGGAAGTTGGCAGCCTTTCCCAGTTGCCTTTCCTCAGGAGTAACTTCCGCCACAGCCTTGTCGAAGACCAATGCCGCAGCACCTGAGTGGATGTCAATCCCTTTAAGGAAGATGTCCATCATGTTGGGGTCCCGGCTGAACATCGCCATGACCCTGAGTTCAATCTGATCGTAGTCGGCCACAATGAGAGTACAGTCAGGGTCTGCCTTGAACAGCCCACGGATGCTGGAGTCACGGGGGATGTTCTGGAGGTTGGGATCGGAGGAAGACAACCTCCCTGTGGCCGTCCGGTGGAGGTGGAAGTTGGGGTGCAGCCTCTCCTTGTTGATCTTCTCCAGCAGACCATCCACGTAGGTGCTCTTCAGTTTCTTGTATTCCGACCACGCTAAGAACAACGGTATTACCGGGTGCTTGGCTTCTAGGGCCTTTAGAGACTCATGGTCTACTGATGCCTGCCCCTTCTCGGTCTCCTTGCTGGGCTTTAGTCCCAATCCCCCGTCGGCCTTCTTCTCAAACAGAAACAAGCGCTTGTCTTTGACAGAGTCAGGGTTGAATCCGGGGTAGGTCAGGGCAGTTATCTCTAAACGGATCTCCTTCATCTTCCCATCTAGTTCCTCCCCCAGTGTCGCCATACCCTCACGGTTGACACACATCCCGTCGTGCTCCATAGCCATGAGCACCTCTAGTACCTCTGAGTCCTGTGTGACCACATCTATCAGTTTGTCGATGCGCTTTATAGAGCGGGCCAGACGCTGGTACAACAGCCATGTCCAGCGGGCGTCAAGGTGGACGTAATCACAGGCTATTGAGAACGGAGTACGTCCAATAACTGCTCCCACCTTCCCATGTCTCGCATAGGGATCATGGTCATTGAAGTTGTGGGCTATCAGGGAGGTCAGCCGGAAGGACGATATGTTCTCGTCCAGTACGTGCTGTAGCAGCATGGTGTCCCGAAACGGCCCCACCGGCAGTTTCCCATAGTACTTCGCTATGGTGCGAGCATCGAACTTGACGTTGTGGCCCACCTTGAGAATACTAGGATCAAAGAACAGAGGTTCCAATGCTGCAAAGACCTCTGTACGGGACAACTGTTCCGGGGGGTCGGAGTACACAGCAGGCTTCAGGTACCGAGCCTTAGCCATAGACTCAGTGCCGTCCTTTAGTATCTTTCGGTAGTTCGCTGGAGGTACCGTCTTACCATCCCCCCGCTCCTCCTCCTCTATGATTTCCCCCTTAGGGTGTCCCATAGGTATGGCCCAAGAATGACCATGCGTAGCAATACCCATCCAGATAACCTCGTTGCGATGTGGGTCCAGCGCAATGCTCTTGGTAGTGGCCTCCACCTTGGATGCCCTAGTCCGCTCAATGACGGACTCAGAGGTGGTCTTAAGCCCCAGTACGTGACTACGTATCTGTTGCTCTACGAACTCCCCCAGATCAGGGTGGTGCTCAAGAACCCCCAGAGTCTCCACATCGAAAGCAAACGCCCCCGCCTGAGTAACGGTAGCAACTGCCTCGTGTACTTCCGAGAGGGTTAATAAATAGCGGGGGCCGGGAAGCAAGGAAGGGGAACCGCCCCGACCCCCGCTAAACTTGTTAGACGAGGCCAACGTCTTCATTGACGATGGCGATCATCTCAGCGTGAGTAGAGATACGCATGATGTCGGCGTCATACGCCTTTGCTGTGGCCTGCGTCAGAGCCTCTGCGGACAAGGGGTCCACGTTCCACTCTTCCTTCAAGTCCCGCTCCTTGATGAGCAGGTGGTTGTACTGGGTCTGTGGGCCAGTGCCGTTGCGGCTGATCGCCCAGTAGTGCTTGGACAAGGGTCCCTGACGCTCATCCTCACTGAAGTTGCGGAGGGTGGCAATCACACGAGTGCCCGCCTCGTAGGAGCGCAATGATGGCTCCTCACCACGGGACAACATCAGCACGTTGAAGGCGAACAAGGGGCGTGGTCGGTTTCCGGCGTCGCACAGTGGACATCCGTTGCTGTCCATGCCATCCCTACACACAAAGGACTTCTGACCGGTCCTGTTGACCCAGTGCTGCTTCCACGAGGCATAGGGCTCGTCCTGTATGAACTTGATCAGCACAGCGTCTGGTCCAGTCTTTAAGCGAACGGCATAGTTGGCGTCGTCCTGCTTCATACTGTCCACGGCAGCCCAGCCGGAGCGGATCACCTTTCGGACACTCTCAGTTGATGGTGTGGCAGGATTCCCTGTCACAGCGTACTCAATAGGCATAATCGTCTCTCTTCTCTGTCGTTACACCGGCCACTGCGTGGCGGTGTGTTTCTTAAAGCCCGGCCAATCGGCCGACCTATGTTCATTGAGGCGGTAAGCCTCAACTGCGGTAAGCAGGAAGACTACCTGCTCCCGACTGTAGAGGCGGCGACCCTTGGGTTCACCGCCCTGAACCCCAACGCCCTTGGGGGCTGGGGTGCGATAGTTGGCGTGTGGAATCCACCCGCTGCTTTCCCACTTGCGAATAGTCACAGCCTTGCGGTGCAGCAACTTCGCCAACTCCCCGATGGAATAGAACTCCCTCAGTTCTCCTCCCACCTTGTATCTGGTGAACTTGGCTGTGGCTAACACCTCGTCCATAATCGTCTTCGATTTAGGGCTATCTGGTCGATTTCGTGGGGGGGTAGTACCCGGATAATCAGTTTCCTCAGATTCCTCGTCTTCCATAAGGTCAGCATGATCACGCTTCATCAAGTGCTGGAAGTACGTGTTGGACTTGGTGCTCATAGTTTGAAAGCCCACGTCTCACGCTCTACGTAGAAAGCCTCAATCTCTGATCTGATAGCAGGATCATCCCACGCTAGGGCGAGGACCTTGTCCTCACTCAGCATCTCAATCACTTCACTAACCTCGTCCCACAGCCCATTGGACTTGGCCCACTCCGCACATGCCGCTGTGTCAAACGACTTACTGACTCGGCGTTCACGCTTGAGTTTGTAGTCACCCACCTCAAACCAACGGTGCCCATTCTCCCCTTCGTACCCATGTTCGTCCACTAGTTCGATCAGTTTCAACTTTAGCCCATCGGCTCGCTTCTTGGAGGTATCAGCCATCTCCTTGGCAGCCTTGTATTCCTGCACGAGCCTCAGATTGAATGCCGTGTCATCTATCGCACTGTCGTCCATCACACCTCCGATGATGATAGGAAGTCGGATAACGAGCCCAGTGTTATCTCGTACCGACCTTGGGCGTCATAGCCCTTGTCAATGAAAGCCATGTTAATCAGGCGCTTCTCTTGGAGCATCTCGTACTGTCGCTCCTCAATGCTCCCGCGCATGACGAACGAGGTCACAGTGACGTGCGGGAACTCAGAGGACAGCCTGATGATGCGTGACTCACGTTGATCCAACTTCCCTGCCGACCACGGTAGGTCGTAACTTATCAGATGGTTCGCCATCGGGAGGTCCACTCCATAGCCCCCGGCATCCGACGACAGGAACAAGCGGATGTCGGGGTCGTTGGCGAACTTCTGCTTGGCAGCGTCCTTCTCTTGAGAGGACATCCCTCCCATGAACACGACGCTCCCAACCTTTCCGTGGAAGGCCAGTCGCAGGAGTTCAAGGTTCAGCCTGAAGAACGAGAAGAGCACGATCTTGTTCTTGGGGTCCTCATCCAGAATGCGGGTCACATACTCAATAACAGCGTCCAACTTAGGTGACCGGGTAGCAGACTTGACCCAACCCGCATTGACTATTGCGCTAGCGTAAGCACTCCCCTTACCTGAGGACGCATCATACTGTCTGGCCGAAGTACGAACCAACTCCGGGTTGTCGCAGAGCATCCTAAGGACGGTGAGGCGAGCCATGATTTCCCCTTGGGCATCCCCTCCAGCAGAGTTGTAATGCCTCCAAAGATCGAAGCCTCTACCTGACTTACCAATGGCCTCGTGTATCTTCTTGAGCAGATCATTGGCAATGCTCTTGTATGCCTTAGCCCCGGAGACATCAAAGGGGACCGGCACCAACGTGTTAATAACCTCAGGCAACTGGTCCTGAATGTCCTCACGGGTCTTGCGAATCATTATGTCGGACAGGCTGTCGTGGAGAATGTTTAGGTTCCGGTACTTGACCGCCTTACCCCACGAATCCCTGACGATGAAGGTCCGATCAAACAGGGCGAAACCCCCAAGGATTGTCGGGTCAACGAACTCCATGATGGAGAACAGTTCCTCGGGTCGGTTCTCAATGGGCTGGCCGGTGAGGGCGTAGCGGTATGGCACTGTCTTGCCCAGCCTCTTCAAGAACTTTGACCTCTTAGCAGCGTGGGACTTGATCATAGTTGCTTCGTCTATGACGATAGCATCAATACGGATACGGTCAAGGTAAACTAGGTCACGTTGCAGCATCTCCACGTTCACAATCACGTACTTGCATGAGATGGCTGCTCGCCACAAGGTCTCACGAGCCTTGGGTGCTCCATCTATGACGATGGCACGGGAAGTGGAGAAGCGATTGATCTCAGACAACCACTGGTATTTCAAGGATGATGGTACAACTATCAACGCCCTAGAGATGTCGTCCCGCTCAAACATGGTCTCTAAGGTGGCTATCGTGGTCGGAGTCTTACCGGACCCCATGACCATGCAGAGCATCATCTGCCCACGGTCACACATGGTCTCGTAGGCTTCCTCTTGGAAGGGGTACAGGGTGCCTGTGAATGACATCACAACCACCAAGGGAGGGCTGACGCACCGGCCAGTGCCTCTTCTAGTTCATCGTTCGTCATGTCGCCTATATCTTTTGCGTTCGTGTGTTCATAGCGCAGGAAGTTGATGCCACCCCGTGGCCTCGGGCACTCCCGAGCAACCCTCTCGGCAGCACGTATTCCTGCTTCGTCGTTGTCAAGCGCTATCACTAGTGTATCAGCCCAGCGTGACACCAGATTGAGTTGGTATGTGCTCACATGGGCACCAAACGTACCCAGTCCGTGGGTGAGTTGGCCGGGACGTAGGGACGCCAGTCGTACTACGTCTAGGGGGGACTCCACCAGCACTGCCACCTGTGCCTTGAACCTTTCAATGCCAAACAGGGTGCGTGACTTGGGCACACCTGTCGGGACATTACGAAAGTAGTTCTTGCCCTTAGCCTGCCAACCCCAGAGGTCCCCCGACGGAGAGATGATGGGGACGATCCAGTGGCGAGGTTGGGGGTCCCACCTGATACCAAACCTCTGGGCAACCTCAGGGTCTATGCGACGGTACTCCAGTAACTGCTCAGGTACCGACACGAACTTGCGAAAGGCTGAGAGGTCCACCGATGGTAGGTTCTCCACTGGGGCGGATGTCCCAGCCTTTAAGCGCTCCAGTCCACTACTGATTATGTATTCATTGACGAGCATAGCCTCGTCACTGTCGCCCGTGAGTTGTAGCACCAGTTGGGATAGGTTGCCTTTGGCTCCGCATGAGTAACATATCCATAACCCTGAATGCAGATTCATGGACCAAGAGGGGCTGCGGTCTTCCTTACCTACGACGAGGTGGTGTACCGGGCAGCGCCCACCCACCTCAGTGTCCCCAACTGTTGTGATGGCAACTCCAAGCCGCTCTAGGACAGCGACGAGTTGATCACCAGTCGCTGTATCCATCTGCCTGCTCCGAATCGTCGTTGTCATCGTCTGCGTCAGTCACTTCAGTGAAGTCCATGTTGTCCCAGTCCCACTTGATTGTAACCTCACCGTGCGGGGAAGTACGTGATAGTAGGATCCTGACTATGGACCGGTCCTCGTAGTCGGGGTCTCTCTCCACGGACATGACCGTGTCTGAGTCCTGCACAAACGAGGACGAGTACCCAATGGCGTCGGCTGTCACCCGGCGGGAGGTGCGGCTGGTCAACTTGGATGACAGTACCTGTGTTGTTACCACAATGGGTATCTTGAACTGCTGTGCCACCCTCTTTAGAGAGCGGGTGATGTTGGTCAATGCTTGTGGGCTGCCCTTAGCCTCTCCGTTCTCATCATCCATCATGTAAACCCCGTCCACAAACACAATACCGGGGGCGTGCTGTTTGATCTTGGCAGCAAGACTGGAGACCGTTGTCGTTGACGCTATGTCCTCAACCAGTATGAACGGACTACTATTCTTGCGAGTCCTGAGAGCCCGGTCCAGCCTAGATACCTCAGCGGAGGTAGACATCCCACGAAGCAACCCGGTGTGGGAAACCTTTGCCACGTAGGCGTCGTACCTCGCAGTCTGCTCCTCAACGCTCATCTCAAAGGAGACCAGCAGAGGGGGGACCCCCTCAGCGTTTGCCCTCTCTGCCATGACCATCAGCAGCATGGACTTTCCCCGCTTGGCCTCACCAACAAAGGTGATCAACTGCTGTGGTCGTATCCCTGATGTGAGTCTGTCCAAGCCGGGGAAGCCAGTGGAAATGCCGATCAGACCGTCAGGCCGGTCCCGCATCTCTGCGTACTTAGCCAGACGTTCCTCCCACTGGTCAATGATGTTCACATCTCTGGAGTACGTCGTGTCCCCTGAAACATCTTGGAGGCCGGAGTTCAGCAGGGCAAGGGCATCAGAGACCTTGCCCTCTGTCAAGAGTGGCAAGGCTAGGGTGAGGGTCTCCGTGATGGCCTCCCGACGGTAGCCATCAATAACCTCCTTCACCAAGCGGCTCAGGGACTCGTCACTAGCGTTGCCCATCGTGACCGACGGGTATTCCGTCAGCAGAGCCCTCTCGGTGGGTATCTCGTTGTGGATATGCCAGAACTCCAGCAACCAACTCCAAATGGGTGCGTAAGACCGGGAGAAGTGCTTGGACTTGACGCCCAAGTCAATGACATCCACCAAACTCCCGTCTGATAGAACCTTGCTGATCAGGAGTTGCTCTGCACTTGCCACTACAGGACCCACTCCTTGTGTGGTGAGGCGACCCTCGCCCTGAGACCCAACACCTGTGCTTGCTCCTCCGTGGCGACATGAATCTTCATGGAGGTGCTGTGGTACTTCATCTCTGCCCGAAGATCATAGATACTCTCAAACTGGTAGACCGTAACTGACACACCCTTGCGGGCCAACCAGCGTTCGATTGCGTCTTCCACCCCGTAGGTCAAGCATGTGTATACCTCTACCCCTACACCCCGACGGTTGACACTGTCCACCAGTGATTTGATTGGCAGTTCGTGGGGTGACCACATTCCAATGTACCTGTGCCACTCGTGCTGTCTGACGGCCTTGGCCGCTCGCAACTTCTGGATGGTCTTGGAGGGGGGTCCAGCCAGCACTCCCTCAAACAGGCACGCCTGCTTGATCGGAGCGTCGAACTGTATGTCGTTACGTTCCACTGGCAGCACTTCTATAATCTTCGGTGTGCAGGGTCACGGGAATGCACGCCGCCCGTACTTCTGAATGGAACTTGAGGGTCACATGATCCTTGATGTTTTCAATGGTGTCGTGACACACCACGATGGTGACTAACTTACGGCTGGTTCTGCTAGTGAACAGGTCAGTGATTTCACGCTTTGCAAAGCCCGTCTGACGAATAGTGTCCACATCATCCAGTACCACTACGTCGTACACGGAACGTAGATAGGGTATCAAGTTACCCTCTTCGTACCCATCTGGCAGTACACCATCGTTCTTTCGCTCGTCATCCATTGCCCGCACGTAATCGTTGGCAGTGATATACCTACCAGTCTGTCGGTATGACCTGATGGCAGCCCGAAGGGCAGCGACCGCCAGATGAGACTTGCCAGAACCGTGCTTACCTGAGAACAGTAGCCCCGTCCCTGATTCCCTGTGCTTGTCGAAGTCCTCCAACCACGAAACCACCCCTGAAGCGTCACCAGAGTAGTTGTGGACACGAGCGTGCTCCATGCTGGAAGGAATCTCAGCCAGACGAGTCCTCTCGTCTTTCGACTGGTTCCTCCAGTACCTAGGGCCGTGCCACTCAGTCATCACTCAGCCGGAGGCATCTCGTCAACGTACACAATATCCTCTGTCCCTTCCTTCACACGTTTGAGAAGGGTCTGGCGGTCAGCCAAGAACATCTGCCACGGTGGCACTTCCTCCACGGAACGGTCCCCACGCTCAAGATCCACAGCAAACAACGTCATCATCTTCTTTAGTTGGAACTCTGTCACGCCCTGCTTGTCCAGCAGGTCCTTAAAGTGCTTGCCCAGCGCCTTCGCATTAACCGTTGCCTGTATGGACATGGGAGTGTACATCTCCACTTCGTGGGCGAAGAAGGAGATTAACCGGGGAATACGGCCCTTGACCACTGGTTCTTCCTTAGCCTCCGGGTCTTCCCCCAAGGTTGCGAAGTCATCCCAGTCCATCGTCTCTCCTTCAAATAGTACTGTGTATGTATTGCCCACTCGCATGTTACTGTCACAGGTAAGCACCCCTTCCGAAAGCAGTACCCTGATAGCCCTCTGTGCGGTACTAGGCGAGCACCCCATCCTCTGTCCCAGCCGGTCGAAACTTATCCTCACAGTATTCTTCGTGTTGTCCATCAGACATACCAACTCTACTAACGCTGCCACCGCTGTATACTGCCCCCGCAGACGAGAGCGCACCCACGTAGGGTACCTCCCAAAAGTATTCACCGCCAGTCATCCCATCTGGTACACTTACAAGTGCCACCTCGTTGGTGGTGCTCATGTGTAACAAGGCTATGCAAGGGCCGGAGGCTGGTAGTAGGATCGTTCCCCACAGCCTTCGGTCCTTCGCCTTATTCTTTCCACACCGTGGCCTTCATCAAATCCCATAGGTTGAGAATGGGTACCGTAGTGGTAAAGGACCTACCTGTCGGGAGAACCACCACCACTGTGGCATACTGAGACTCGTCCGTCTCCTCTTCCTTCCGTACGAACTGTAGAATCTTAGCCTCAACCTCTTCGGCGGACATCTCATCTACAGCAGTGTCCTTCTGAGCATCCTCGGGCAACTCAGAGGCTGGACTGTTCCCCAAAGAGCGGTCCAACTGCTTGCGAACCCCGTCTGGCATGGACTTTAAATCCTCATCCGTTATGGGTGGGATTTCGTCCTTCTGGGTGGGGCTATCTGCCTCGTGCGCTGGGGGGGTAGTACCCACATCTGTAACCTGTATGGGGGTCATCCCATTGGACAGGTCCAGCAGTGTGTGGCCTCGGTCGAAGTACTCACACACCAACCCCTCGCTGTGCTCTGTGTCTTCCTCCGACCAGAGGATCAGAGCGGTGGCGTCGGGGGGGATGACATCGAAGTGGAGTTCAGGGGAGGCGTTACCACTCTCCACAACCTTGTCTGCTGCCTCGGCAATGGCCGGATGTACCGACGCCTTGTCCTTCGCAAGCAGGGTGAAGTCGTAACCCTCGTCTACGAGGTAGTCATAGACCTTCCTCAGCCCCTCCGTGGGGCGGGTGTTCTCGCTGCCGATCCACGGCACGAAGAACATGCTGGGGTGGGGTAGGTCCCCCAGACCTGCCGCCAGAACCTCTGGGGAAACATCCCCCTTACCTGCGATAACGTACGTTCCCACTGGATACCTTCCCTACTTGATTGTTCGTCTCATAACCAGATCGCCGGTCAGAGTGAGCAACCTTAGCACACCGTGAACTCCCGCTGCGAGCGTCGCAATGGCGAGGCCCGAGAGGGGTAGTGGTTCGGACCCGGCGATCAGGGCTGCGCCGTAGGACAGGACCACAGCGGTGACCACCTTGACCCACGGCATGACGGGTCGGGGGAGAGCGATCTCAAGAAGTTGGACGGCCTTGCAGACCGCCAGTGCCCCGATGATGTAACCCATGTGCTGCTCCGACTAGCCGCTGACCGAACTGATTATCCCCTCAGTGTACACGTTGGCCGTCCACGAGTGGGGATCGAACGCACGTTCGTCTCCGGGCTTGGAGTCGAAGGTCACCAAGTACCCGTGCCCAGCGGTGGTGTAGTAGTTGGACGACGTGAGTTCGGTAGAGATGGTCAACGGAATGTTGTTGACAATCATCTTGCGAATCGCAGCCCTATTCTTGAATCTAAACGGGGTGTACAGTGAGACGCTGTTGTTGGTGGTGCCTGACCAATAATGATCGCTAACCACACTGCTCCCCGAGATGTATGAGTGCCCGTCCAATGTGGAGCCATCAAAGTAAGCCTCGTTTGCGAACGGTTGGAAGATCCACTTATCCAACGAAACTACAGCATCATTCGCCAACGTAATCACGATAACTGGATAGAGATCCTCCACTCCAGTGTTGACAAAGGGATAGGTTGAGGTGTCATCCGACGGTAGTTCCGTCGTGGTTGCATACGCAATAGTGGGCACGTTATCCACCAACAACGTGTAGGTAACGCCACCAGTTGTGTTGGTCAGTTTGGTGACCACGGCAGAGGTATCCTCGTCAATCACCTGACCAGAAGTATTAACGGTTAGGTTGTTGGCGGTCAGCACATCTGACGACCCATCGTGTACAGCCAAGTCGAACCGGTCAAACCTACTACCACTTGACGGATGCGTATCCACCCTAGTTAGTTTCAGACTACAGTCTGATAGGTTTATATTGGTACTGGAGTACAGCCTAGCCCTGAACAGCACACCGTTGGTGCTGCCGGTCAAGTACACTGCGTTAGCCTCAGCAGCACCTGAACCTAGGTCGAACCCAGCCCGCTCCACAAACGAAGAGGTGATGTAGGTATCACCCGCAGGACTTAACGACAGTGTCTTGTAGTAGTTGCTACCGGATGTAGCATCGTTACTGTAGTACTTGGACTCATCTGGCAGGGAGCCCGCACTGGTGGGCTTCTCCCTGTAGAGCCTCACCTGTGCTGTGGCGTTGGTCAGGGTGGCTGCTATCCCGGCGAAGTACGGTATGGTCCGCTTGATCTGAACGGCGTCTCCGGGGAAGATGTAGGCAGTGCCTGCGCTAGAACCATTGGTGCTCAGGGTCACCCCATTGGTGCCCGCCCCTGTACCAGCAACCGTAATACTTCCAGCAGATGCGCTAGTCAGGTGGTTCCACGTTGCGGAGCCCCCCGGAGACCCATTGAACCTTGGGTCCTTGATCAGGTTCAACCTACGAGCGGCAGTGACAAACTTAATACGATCATACGGAGCCGAAGTGGAAGCCCCTGTGGTCTTGAACTGTCGGTAACTAACGTCTGAGTCAGTAATGATGCTGAGTAGCCTCAAGAGGGTGTCAGCCCTGCCTCGTTGACTGTTATACGTCTGAGAATCAGTTAACAGAGCCCTAATCTGGTGGGGCCGTAACTCTTGGGAAGTGAAGAGACTCCCGAAGGTGGACCCTAACCTGTCAAGAGAATCATAATGCACCCGGCGGGCGTCTTTAAGGTGCATGATCTCCTCAATCAGCGTTCGATTCTGGTCAGCCTCCCACCCAAACACACCTAGGAACTTCTCCAAGTGACCAGTGGTGTCCAACGACCGATAGTACCGTGGTATACGGTTCATCATGCTCGCAGAAAGATTGTGGTACGTGGGGATCAGAACGGAGACAACAGCCACTCGGTCTCTGTACACATTGCTTGCAGAATCCATGTTCTCAGTAAACAAACTAAGGTACAGCCAGTTACTGAGTTGCCCTGTCGTGGTCAGCCCACCCAAAGTAACAGTTTCGGGCGGCTTTCGGTCCAGTGTTGCGAGGTCTACTGTGGCGAAGTCCCCGGCCACCGCTGCGGCCACCCAGTTAATGTCAGTGGTGTCTCCATCGTTCCAGAACTCTGGGTACCCTGCCCACGAGTACATGACTCGTACCTCACGAATGCTTACTTCCCCTGACGCCGGGACAGACACCGTGGGCAGGGACTTGATCCTCCACCCAATCTCCACCGACCATTCGGTGGTCTCTGAATTGTAATCTACAATCCGAGCGCTCAATCGGGAGGATGAGTCCAGAGCCTGCGCTATGTCTCCGGGTACATTACGAAGTGCCCCCTCACCACTGGTTGCCCGTAGACCGGGGTCACCAGAGGTATCTCTAAGGCGTAGGGACTCGTCAGCCATTAGGCAATACCACCGCTAACCCCAGTGAACGTGATGGTGCGTAGCACGGGTAGGGAGATGGCAGAGGCGGTAGTAGCAGTGGGTGTGTGGTCGGCCACGGAAGTCCCACCGGACGAAGCACCTAGGTTGCTGATGAACACACTCTGTACACCTTCAACGCTTTGTGCAGCGGATAGGATAGTGCTAAGTCTAATGATCGTATTGAAATCTATGCCGTTCCAAGAGAACAGCGCCCGGACGGCGGCGTCGATGTTTGACTTCACAACCTCTTGGTAGTGCCCGTCTTTAACGACAACACTATTGAAGGCTACGTATACGTCAGTAAGATTGATAGTCGTACTGATGTTGGCAACAGTAACCCCAATCATAGACCTACTTTGCAGATAGTTAGTCATGTTGTTATGGATGTCAGTCCCAGCAGGACCAAAGTTAGGAGACCCTGCGGCCTCAGTCAAGTACAGAGTAGAAGTACCACTAGGAATGTTCTGATAGTTAGAATAGGTTGGCAGGGCTGCGTAGTTAACAGTCACTGCGCCTGAGGAAACTGTGGACAAGGCAACAGACTTACTCGCACCAGAGAACCCCAGCATCATGGTCTTGTAATCGTTAAGTGTGACCGCCCTGTCCTGAATACGCCTGAGAGCGGGGGCGTTGGACTTAATGGATGCAAGATTCTCTGGGTCTGTCCCCCCTGAAGACAGCGCAGAAGAAGCAATCGAAATAGAAACCACCGGACTGCTCATCGTTGTGATTGCATTAGCAGCAACATTGCCACCTGACCCCTGCCCCACACGGTAGGTAGCAACAATAGTACTACCAGCGTCAGGCACCTTGCCGTTCACGCCGTTCCCTAGTACAACCCGAGTCGTGTCGGTGCTGTCGGTTACAGAAGTGAACGCAGGGGCAGTAGACCCCACCTCGCTTATCCTTGCAGTATGCGTATACGTAGTGGTCCCCACAGTCAGGGTCAACGAGTTAGGAACTATCTTCAGTTCAGACAGAGGGAAGGACGACCCTCCGTCACCAGTGAAGTTAGAAGTCAAAGTTTCAGATACCTCTCTGCCCTCGGCTACCGGAACGGTGGCCGTGGAGTTCGCTGCTGCGATAACAGCACTCGTAGAAGTGAAGTAGACCACCACCTTGGACCCGGCTGGCGGAACCAGAAACCTTGTGCCCTTGTCAATAGTTATCGCGGCCCCTGATGAGTTGGACACGGTAACGGTAGTAGTAGCAGACGTGCGGGGGTTCGGCAGGTACCCCATCAGACGTGCGATAGCCCGAACAGAGGACGCTTGTGTGGCGGTGTCCAAGTACGCCTCAGTATACGCACGGTCAATGTAATAGTTCTGTACGTCTGCCATGTAGGACCAGAGGTCAATAAGCATCATGGTGAAGTCAGGCGAAGACGTAGAAGTCCACTCGGGAATGGTGGCTCTCGCACGCGCCACCAAGTCAGACTTGACTGAAGCAAAGTCCCTACTGGTGTAGTCAATGGGCATTATTTATTCCTTAAACTATAGTGAGGCTGTTAATGGACATGGGGCTAACAACACCGATGGACACGGAGGCTGGAGTGTTGGGGTCGCTATTCAACCGATACTCAACATTGACATACAACGTCGCTTCAACACCACCGGGGCCACTCCATGACCCGTCAGGAGTACGGTTAGTTACCGTCAGGGACATTGCCCTACTGTTGGACAGGTTTCGATTCAGCATGTCCAGAGTCTCTTCCCTGTAGTCAGCCACCACCAGAGAATCCAAGGTCTGGAACAGCAACCGTTGGGTCGACGCCCCGTAGTGCGGCATCATCACACGCTCATACGTGTTCGTCATAATCACATCAAGGATTTCTTGGCGAGCAGTAATATGGGGGTCGTCAGTAGTCTGAATGGCCCCGCCAGTGAACGTGAACGGTACAGCAATAGTGGTACTCAACTTTAACCCCTCATCAACCTAGCCCATGTCGCTGGGCCTACGATTCCGTCTACTGTAAGGTTGTTCAACCGTTGGTACCGTTTAACTGCCCTAGTAGTAAGTCTACCAAAGATCCCGTCGGGTGTCCCGGCATCGAAGCCTATCTCTCCTAGTTTCCTCTGGAGGACACGCACTGCCTCGTTCCTGCTGCCCCTGAGGAGAGGATTAGCACTAACAATAGCGTATAACCTCTGCACGAACATAACGATGGCTGCCCAGTGGAGCACGGGCTCCTTGACCACCTCTTTGACCGCTCGGGCCTTCAGAGCGGGGGCCTCAAACCATTCCGTTGACTGACGTGGCTGATGGTGCCACCACTCCCCGTCAACGGTGGGGTGCATCCCGTACTCCTTGGCTATGGAGTTGATCTCCCATGTGGTCAGGTCATTGTTAATACGGTGGAAGTCGACCGCATAGCAAAATCCATCGTCCTGTTCCATGTGCCAACTTCCTCGCCAGATGCCAACACCATTCAAGGCTTTAGGACCGTGGCGGCGATCTGGATTGGCAGCCAAGTTACCCCTACCAGAGAGGTACTTCTTGTAGAAGTACATTTGTTGGGCGTAGGAACGGCAGCCCGAGGAGACGGTGACACGCCCACGAATGCGGGGGTCATCGAAGAACGCCTCCAGCCGTGTCTTAAAGCGCGGGTGCAATAGTGAGAGGTCTACGTTACTCTTGGTGGTCGGTATCATGCTGACTCCAGTGCTGCTAGTCGTGTGGTTAGTTCCTGTATTGCCTTAATCATAGGCGATATTAGTTC